TCAATCTTGATAATTCAAGTAATCTTAGCGATACCGTTCTTAAGAACGCTAAGGGGATTGTTGCAAAAGTTAAAACAGATACCGAAGAGACACCACAAGATTGGTTGGTCACTGAAACTGAACAGTGGTGTAAAGACCGTGCAGTTTATATTGCAGTGATGGATTCCATAGAAGTTTTAGATAAGAAGTCTCAAAGGTCAACAGGTGAAATACCCGAACTCCTTAAGGATGCACTTTCAGTTTCCTTTGATACCAATATTGGTCACGATGTCTTAGAAGATGCAGAAGCACGATTTGAGTTCTACAATATGGAAGAAGAGAAGATTCCATTTGACCTAGAATACTTTAACAAGATTACTAAAGGTGGTTTACCTAACAAGACTTTAAACATTTGTCTTGCAGGAACTGGTGTTGGTAAGTCATTGTTTATGTGTCATCAAGCTGCAAGTTGTCTTATGATGAACAAGAATGTATTATACATTACACTTGAAATGTCAGAGGAAAGAATTGCAGAAAGAATTGATGCAAACATTATGAATATCCCTATGAAAGATATTCCCGAAATGAATAAGAAACTCTATGATAAGAAAATTGACAAGTTAAAGAGTAAGACAAAGGGTAAACTTATTGTCAAAGAATATCCTACTGCATCTGCTCACGTTGGACACTTCAGACATCTATTACAAGAGTTAGACATTAAGAAAGACTTTCAACCCGATATAATATTTGTTGATTACTTAAACATATGTTCAAGTGCAAGAGTCAAGCCAGGAAGTGGTGCAAACTCTTATACACTTGTTAAGAGTATTGCAGAGGAACTTAGGGGACTTGCAGTAGAGTTTGATGTCCCATTAGTAAGTGCAACACAGACTACAAGAAGTGGTTACGGTTCTACTGATATTGGACTTGAAGACACTTCAGAATCATTTGGATTACCTGCAACTGCAGATTTAATGTTTGCACTGATTACATCCGATGAACTAGAAGAACTAGACCAACTCGTAGTCAAACAGTTGAAGAACAGATACAATGACCCAACTATATTCAAAAGGTTTATCATTGGTATTGATAGAAGTCGTATGAAACTCTATGATTGTGAACAAGATGCACAAGAAGAACTGGTCGATAGTGGTATGAATGTCAATGATGATGTACCAGTATTTGATAGAGGAAGGAACGATGGTCAAAAAAGAGATTACAGTGCATTTAAGGTAGAATAAATGCACTAAATAGTAGTAATATTATGAAATCTTTAAAACCCAAAGAAGTATTATCACTAATACAACAGAAAGTAGACCTCAAAAGAACATTACGTTCTGCTAAAAAGAACGGTGAAGATTCAACAGTAGACAATATATCTAAAAAAATTCACAAAATTGAGTCGAAACTACACAAGTCCCACCTCCAAAAACCCTAAATAACTGTATAAATTTAGGAGACATTTATGACATTTGCAGCACAAATAGTAGATTTAGATGCAAGAATAGCAAACGAACAAAAACACATTGATTGGTTCAACAATGTTAATGGTTCATATGGCTTTATGGAGGTTGCTTCTTTACCAACTTATACTAATGTTGATGGTAAGAATGGATATTGGGCTCAATGGAGACTAGACAATCCTTCCTTAGATGGGTCAAATGGTACAGATGATGAAAATATGCAACATTTTATGTGGGATGAACACCAAAATGACACTACGGATTGGACTTCAGTAAAAACAACAATGCAAGCATCCATTGACTCAATGACTGCAGATAGAAACCATCTACAGTCTAACATAGACAACGGAAATCCTGGCCCTTAACTTAAAAAGAAAAATACCATAAATAGTAGTAATACTCACATAAATGTGATATAATACTACTATGGGCGCAAAGAATCTACATTTAGAACACTTAGAAGACGAGATTATCAATCAAGGGATTGATGGTGGTCGTGGTGCTATAAACTTCTTACGAGGTCTTAGAGATATGCTGAAGGGTAGTTCTAAGAAGTCTGTTAATATGACCGTCAAATGGGATGGTGCTCCTGCAATCTTTTGTGGTAAACATCCCGAAACCAATCAATTCTTTGTTGCAAAGAAATCACTATTCAATAAAGACCCACTATATTACACTTCAGAACAACAAATAAAAGATGCACCCGAACTAAGTGGTACACTAGAGTCTAAATTCTTAGATTCATTCAAGTATTTGTCTGCACTATCATTTTCAGATATCTTACAGGGTGACTTAATGTTCACTGATGATAAAAAGATGGAAGATATAGATGGAACCCAATGTGTGACCTTTCAACCAAATACAATAATGTATGCTGTCGATATCAATTCAGAACTTGGTGGAAAGATTGCAAACGCAAAACTAGGAATAGTGTTTCACACTACTTACACTGGTACAACAATTGATGACTTAAGTGCATCCTTCGGTGCAAAACTTCCAAGTGGAAGTAGCACAGATGTGTGGATGGATGATGCATCGTATAAAGATGTCAGTGGTAAAGGGTCGATGACTGCAAAGGAAACAGTTTCACTTACACAAGAACTATCTAAAACAGGTAAAGCATTTCACGGTATCAAAAGAAATGATTTACAAAAGTTTACTAAGATACAGGATACTATTGCAATGAAAGGTGCAGGTGCATCTTATAAAACATATTGCAACACTTTAATAAGACAAGGGAAGTTTAATCCAACATATAATGGATACATAAAACACTTTGAAAACTATTGGAAAGATAAAGTAGTCGCAAAGGTCAAGATGGAAAAGACTAAAAAAATTAAAACAGAGATTGGACAACAACTCCTTGCAGAACTTCGTGGTCTTAAATCCTTTATTGTAAATCTAACTGCATTTATGGGATACCTAGTGTCTGCAAAACAGATGATTATAACCGTACTAAATAGAGTAAAGAGTATAGGAACTTTTAAAAAAACTGCAACAGGATTTGAAACAGTAAACCCCGAGGGATATGTTGCAATTGATAATGATGGTAAAGCAGTCAAACTCGTAGATAGAATGGAGTTTGCATTTAATAACTTTACTGCAATCAAAAACTGGGATAAGTAGATGAAATCTTTTATAGAAATATTTAAAGAAATGCAAGAAGCAGACTCTATGCAAACTCGTCTTAAGAAAAAGAAAGCATTCAGAAAAAACAAACATAAAATTCTTCAGAAACGCAAAAAGGCAATGAAGAGGAAAAACCTAGACCCTGTAAAACTTGCAAAACGTGCTAAGAAACAAGCAAGAGATATGGTTGCAAAGAAAATGTTAAAGGGTCAATCAAAAGCAAAATTAGGTATGAGTGGTAAAGAAGCACTCGAAAAGAAATTAGATAAGAAAAAGGGTGCAATAGCAAAACTTGCTAAAAAACTTCTACCATTAATACGCAAAAAAGAAGCATCAAAAACTAAGAAAGTGAAGAAAGAAGATGACAAATAAAAATTTTACAAGTTGGTTATCAGAAGCAAAGGGTAAAGGTGCAGTATTTACTTTCGGTAGATTCAATCCACCTACAACAGGACACGAAAAACTTGTTAACAAACTAAATGGAGTTGCAAAAGGATATGGAGATGCACTCCTATTCTCATCTCATTCAAATGATAAAGTTAAAAATCCATTATCCCACAAAGATAAGGTTAAATATCTAAAAGCATTTTTTGGTAAAAAGGTAACAGTTATAGACACAGATGTTAAACAAGTGTTCCAAATCTTAGTGTTTCTTTTTGATAAAAAATATACAAAAATTAGAATGGTTGTTGGGTCAGATAGAGTAAGAGAGTTTGATACACTTCTAAACAAATACAACTCGGTTAAAGCACGACACGGTTTCTACAAATATGAGGAAATAGAAGTAATCTCTGCAGGTGAAAGAGACCCCGACTCAGATGATGTCAGTGGAATGTCTGCAAGTAAGATGAGAGAGTTCGCAGAGAAAGGTGACTTTGATTCATTCAAACAAGGAGTTCCTTCTACTGGTGTAAGATTTGCAGAGAAACTATATAAATCAATCCGTAAAGGAATGGGTATTGCAGAAAGTACACTACCGTCATATATGCTGGAAGATTTGATACAAGAAGGAGTCTATGACCCTGGCACATTCAAAGCAGTATTTCTTTCAGGTGGGCCAGGAAGTGGTAAATCTGCAGTAGTCAAAAAGTTGGCATTAACTGCACTTGGTTTAAAAATGGTCAACACTGATAGAGCATTTGAGAACGGATTAAAGAAAGCAGGAATGTCACTTGACCTTAGAGGTGCAGACTTTAGTAAAGTAGACCCTATCCGTGCAAAAGCAAAAAAGATTACAGGTAAAAACTTAGATGGATATATCGATGGAAGACTAGGTCTTATCTTTGACACTACAAGTGCAAAGTCGGATAAGATTAAGTCCTACAAAAAACTGTTAGATACATTAGGATATGAATACAAAATGGTATTTGTTAATGCAAGTCTAGACAATGCACAAAAAAGAAATGACTTAAGGTCTAGAAAACTACCATCTGCAATTGTAAAGAAAGATTGGGACGCTGCACAAAAAAATGCAAAAGAGTATAGAACAATTTTTGGTAAAGACTTTGTAGAGATTACGAATGACGATGACCTTGCAAGTCTTGACAAAAAGGCAAATTCACTATACAGTAAACTGTTAGGTTGGTCTACTTCATTCCCTAAAAACAAACTTGCATTACAATGGAAGCAACGAGAGTTGGATGCAAAACGAACTAAATAGTATTATGTTAGAAGAACTTAGAGAAAAATTACGTAAGACCCAACAAGACAAAGAAGTTGAAGGCAAGAAAGGTTCTCAACCTAAGAAGTATTATGCTAAAGACGCAGACGGAGACGAAATGTCTAAGTCTACAAAAGATAAACGTGCATCACACTTTGATAAAAACAAAGATAAAGAAGGTGAAGATGCATTCAAACCAGCACCTGGCGATTCACAAGCAGATACAAAACCTTCACAACACACTAAGAAGTATAAGAAAATGTTTGGAGAAGGTGCAGCTGATAAATCTCTACAAAAGAAAGCAGACAAGAGTGGAATGCCTGTAGGTGTTCTAAAACAAGTCTACAAACGTGGAGTTGCAGCTTGGAAAGGTGGTCATAGGCCAGGAACTACACCCGAACAATGGGGACATGCACGCGTGAATTCTTTTGTGACTAAATCAAAAGGAACATGGGGTGGTGCAGACCAAGACCTTGCAAAGAAAGTTTCGGGTAAATCA